CCTTACATATTTCATATGAGTTCCTTTCATATTGGTGGAGGGGAAAGCCTAAGCCCTGGAACCCCCTCCGTTAAAAGTTTATCGGTTCATGACATACATAGTAACTTCAAAACCAAATCTCATTTCTGTTACTTGAGGTGTAGTCCAGTTCATATTATTCTCCTAAGTTTAGTTTAAAAGAACAAGTTCAGGTAAGAGCTAGGCAAGTTACCCTTGATGTTACACATACATAAGATTTTTTATC